GTTGCAGTTGAATCTACATTTGTATTTGTAGATACCAAGGTTCCATTCTTGTAATAAGTAACAGTTCTACCACCAACTTGAGAATGTTTGAACTCCATTAGTACAGGATTAGTATTTGCCAGTGCCATACTTGTAGCAGGAGCACTGCCGTACCAGTCCCAGTTGCCTCCGGGTTCATTTCGTATCGGGGGAACATCACCAGATGAACTATCGAATATTCCTATGGGTGTAGTGGAACTAGGAATGACTACCATGAAGAAGGTACAAACACTTCCACCATTTAATCCACCTATATCCATATAGGTACTCGAACCATTAAACCTAATAACAGGACGCCCAGATAATATATTAGTACAATATTGAGGACGATTGGTAGGAGTTGTCTGAACACCATTACGGGAGTTACCACTCTGGTCTTTCCATAGATAAACAGTATCAGTATCATTACAAAGTGTTACACCATTATCAGAATAGACTTCTGCATCTCCTTTTAACCAAGTTAGCAAATTAGTTAGATAGGAAAGATTTGTAACTACATTAGTTACGTCTTTGGTAATTCCGGTGAAAAACATGTAAGTCCCGTCACACTCAAAACTTAAAATATCTTCTAACCCCAAATAATTAGATAGAGTTGGTTTAATGCCCCCTGGAAATTTATAAGCCGACCCCCATGAGGAAATTAATCTATTTCCAGTACCGTCTTGGACTACAGATAAGAAGTAATGTCCACCTCCTGTCAATCCAGTAGGGTCATTGAGTGTTCTATTTCCTCCTAACGTAATTCGTCCACTCCCAGATGATAAATTCCAGTCTATTGACGAGCCATCAGAGAGAGTATAAAATCCTGTTCCACCTCCGCCCCCACCGCCAGAAACTACAATTTCTGTCCAGTTAGCATTTTTTCTACCATAAAGTTTACCATTGGAGGATGCATCTGGAATACCAACTGTAGCACCAGCGGCAATGCCATTTAATTTAGACTTATCTCCAGAAGTAAATAGATGAGCCTCACTAGCCATAAAAATTGGGTCGGTTTCAGGACCACCACCACCAGAGACAACTATATTATCTATTCTATAACGAATATGATTAAGATTATCAACTAAAGAACCAGAAATAGAAGTTTCATTAGAACTTAATTCTGTTTCGTCATAGGCTACATTACCTTGTGGAAGTTGCCCAACAATGCCTCCTGGAGGCCCCCCAACGCCCCCAGACGCCCCAGAAGTTCCACCGAGTACTAGTGGACGTAAATCGGTTCCTCTCTGGATATTGTTGATTAAATCAATTAGGTCGCGTTCTAAACTCATAAATTATTTTTCTTTATAATACATCATCACAGCGGATAATATTACAAATATCTGCTGGGAAATTAATATTTTCTTCCATAAAAATACCCGAAGTAACTGGATCACTCTGAAAGAAAGAACCGCTACCTAAAACATTAGTAGAAACAAATACATATTGACTTGGTAATTTGTGATTTGTAACTTCAACTTTTTCTAGTACAACATTATCTATATCATTATACCACAAAGTACTCGGTGGTTGACTAATATTACTTATATCTGTAATATCCACAGATTGTAAATTACCACTTACAGTATATATTAGTTTAGTACTTAAAGTATTATTTCCAACTTCTTCCGGTTCAAATATAGAATACCTAAAATCATTTACATAAGTATCATCTGTACTATTTCCAAAATAAGTAATTAAACTTTTGGCATCTGCTAAATCCACATCATTTAACCCAGAAGTAAGCATAATAAGTGGTGTACTAGCAGATAGGTCTAATCTTCTATGGTTATATCCAGATTCTACTACTTCAAAGTCATTTCCAGTTCTTTTTAAAACAAAGTCATTTGCATTAAGAATGAGCATTCCACCCTCAGAGTTACCCCAAACTTTCATCTCTCCAACATAACTAAACCATTGGTCTAAAAAGTACCAAGGAATAAGTATGACATCCATTTCTACTTTATAAATTCTATTTGCTGAAAGAGTAATAAAACTATCACCAGTATTAAGAGTTCCATATGGGTCACTACCATTATAGTGATAGAACAAACTTTCTTTACCTACAATGCTATTCCACCACCAAGTACTAGAAGAAATATCATAATCATATCTATATATATTAAATAGAAAGTCATAATATGGACCACTATAATTAATATCTGGACCAGATGTTGGTGTGGGCCAAGGTGGAACAGGTATTGGTCCAGTTAGAAGCATACTTATATTATAATGGTAAACATGGTCCCTTCCATCATCAGGAGTAGTAAACTGCGCTATATATGCTGTTCTGGAGTTTGTTTCCCAAGGTGCAGTAATTGTTCCTGCCATAATTCCATCAAGACCAGCACCTCCAGGTAAAAGGTCACAAAAAGTTTCAGTTGTTGGTCTTGGATTGGGGTCACCCCATAACCACCAACCATATGGGTCAATTACTGTATAAGCACTGAATCCATTACTGAATCTATTTACGGGATAATCTACATAGGTTATAAGTGTACCATGAAAGGGTTTAGAATATGTAACGTTGTTGTTAGAAGAATCTGACATGGATACTGAGAATACTACTTTTATCCGTTTATTAGTTGGTAAAACATATGTAGTTGATATTGCAAAATAATCTCCTAAACCTACTGGGGGCATTGTGAAAGTTAACCCAACAGTCCAAGAACCTCCTCCAATATCCTGATAGGAAACAGTTGGACTTGGAAATATTGATAATAATGGTTGACTATTTGCAACATTTCCAGGAGCATAGAAAATTAATTCTGTTCTGAAATCTCTGTCTATACCGTCATCTGGTGTATAAAAATAAGTTGTATATACCTTTCTTGCTTTTTGTTGGTTGTCTAAAATCATTGTATCATCAAAAGTCAATACAAGTTTATCATCAACGATACTAAACTGAGTGGGGGTTAAAGAATTACTATAAGCATTTTCATCTCCAGTATTTGGATACTCATTTCTCCACCCCTCTTCTGTTCCAGACACTTCTCCATATTCTGAACCAGTTCCACCAAAATAAAATCCTAAAAGTTCACTTACAGAAACAAAATCATTAGTACCATTATTATCTATATCAAATCCAGCAATTTGATTACTCCCCGATAAAACAACCTGATGAGAATCTATGATACTTCCATTATACGGGTTAGCTTCAACTACCCAACAATTAATATCTTGGTCAGACCACCCCATTATTATTCCAGAAGTGTTTATAGTATTATTTCTAAGATTATCTCCTGGAAGTGTATCAACTATAGCATGAACATGGTTAGTATATCTGTCTTGTGTAACCGCTCTAGCCATAATACCATCTTCTACATAGGTAATATCATTTCCAGAACCTGTAGGTAGATGAGATAGTGGTATATTTACCCAAGAAGAGGCTGGTTCCCATCTTTCATAAAGTAAACCATTAGAGGTCACACAGGATAAGATACCGTTGTTTTTATATAAATCAGTTACACATAAATCTTCTAGACCAGTAGAATAGTCACTCCAACCCTCCATCATTAAATCATCTATCTTTTTTCTCCAGACACCGGAACTATTAGTTCCTACATATACATCTCCAGTTTCAGCAAAGTAACCAAACATTCTGGGACAACGTTCATCCAAAGTTATAGTAGTTAATAATCCTTGACTAGACATTTCTGCTACTAAAGATGTAACTAACCCAGTACCAGAATACTCAGAGGTATGAATAAAAACAATATCCCCTAGTTTAGTTCCTCTAGTTCCTGCAAAAGATACTTCTTTAGTCGTAGTAATTCTAGCAAGTTCATTTATTAAAATATTAGCTAGTACATAAGCAGAACTAATATTTGGAATACTACTATTTTGTAAAACAGTTGTACGAGAATCACTAGAACTGTAATTCCATTTAGTTGTGGTAGATACGTCTGCGAATACCCAGTTCTTTTTGGCCGGGTCACCAGACCCCCAAACTACTACTCTGTTTCTAAGTAGTTTATCATCGGTAGTTACTTTAACACTTAAAATATTTTCTTCTGATATATTATCACTGGGATTAGATAAATCTGCATTTAGTTTCCCAACAATGGCAGTTCCAGAAACATCAAAATACAAATATAAGCCACTCATCTCTAAAAGTTGAGTAATTGCTTCCATAGCAGTTGTTTGACCCAATGCTGTTGGATTACTTAGAAGAACACCAGTAACTCCACTTTGTATGGAATAAGAAATCTGTGCTTGGGTTAAAAACGTTTCTATCCAATAAAGAGAATTAGAAGCATAATCTATTTTATATGCTTGTGGAATAAAATAATCCTCTAACTTTTTAGAAGCATTTTGACAATTCAATGTTCTGGTAAAATCTGGAGAATCTTTAGATACCTTATTAATATAGTAAGTACCAACTAAAGAACCACCTTCATTAATAGTTACAGTATCCCACGGTGAATAATCTGTAGTATCACTTCCATCTAATATAATATCTAGAATTTCTACCATAGTACAAATATGTGCTTCTCTACGGTATTGAATAACATGACTAGAAATATTTGTACCATTAATATAGATGGCTACATTCATAAAAGACATTTTATCGGTGTCCTTCTATATTCGTGGTATATCCTGAAGAACTCCATTGATGCTCCACGCTATAACAGTAATATAATAAGTTACTTATTCCCAAATCAGGTGCGTCTACATTAATGACTTTATGACAAGTAATCGCTGGATTTCCTGTCCCTGTAAGAGTTACACCAGCAGTAAGTCTATTATAAAGAGATAAGTTGTAAGAACAAGCACTATCAGCCATAGTTTGTGAATCTATAATAGTAGAAGATACTACTGCGGCTTTATAAAAACCACTTGGTAATATTGCCCTAGAAGAACTAGTTACTGGGTCCCATGAGTTTGCAGATGATGCAGTAGCATAAATTCCATACGCACCCCAAACCACAATCTTATTTCTTAAATCTTTATCAGTTTTATAGGATGTAAATGCTGTAGAATTTGTGTAGTCTAAAGTAGCTACGGAAGAATCTCCACCAACTGGATATGGAGGTCTACTTGCAAAATGCACTGTTCCAGAACCATCAGCATAAACAGTCCAAGCAATTAATCCAGCTAAGAATGTTGAATAATCTAATGCTGAAGTTAAACTAATAGTAATTGGACCATTTACTCCCCATATATAGTTAGATGTTTCTCCTGAGTAACTAGATATTCCTGCCATAGACATTAGATTACCGACTAAAGTTTCGGCAGCAATATTTTGATACTTTAATGGATAGTTAGGATTATCAGAAACAATAAAGTATTCTGATGCCCTAATTAGAATATCAGCGGCGGATATAGTATAAATATCTGGATTGGATGGCTTTTGTATCTGTTTTACATATCCAGTAAAAATAGTTTGATGATTATCTACATAACCTAAATTAATAGAAATAGAACTATCTACATCCAAAGATGTAGAAACACACTCTACGATTGCAGTAGCATTAGTTCCGCTGTGTGAATCTGAAACACTTACTGAAATAATTCCAGAACATCCAGTAATAGATGCGTATAATTTTTCCACTAAACATCCTCAAGCAGACTAATAGTCACATCATAAACTGGGTCAGTACAACTATATCCAGTAGTTAGAAGTAAACTTTGGTAAATGGATGTATTTCTATCTTCTGAAACATCCTCAACGAAGAAATCTCCTATTGTTCCCTCTGGAGAAACTAAAGAATAAGAAGTTCCCGTAATAGTTAGTGCTTTTAAATCATCTACATTTGATTTTTTAACTACTTTAGCAACAAGTTTAACTTGATTAGTTTGATATCCAAAAAATTGAAAAATAGTACCACCAGATAGTGGTTGAAGTTTAGCAATAATCTGTTTTTCTTCACCAGTATATTTTTGTACGAAAATTCTCGTGCCGTTCAAACTCCAAGCCATATTATATTTCCTTTAAGGTGTTCCAAAATTGTGACCAGGATATGTGGTAATCATAGAACTAAAACCTTGACTTAACATTTGTTTAATATATGGCAGAATAACTGTAGCCAGTATTTGTCCATTTACTATTAGATTGGTTGTAATCTGTGCATCAAGATTGATTTTAGATTGAACAACTGGAGGTGCAGTATTTCCAAAATATTCTTTTAGTGGAGCAGTAGTTCCTTTCCATCCCATAGGATAACTACCACTACTGTCTGTACTTAGTACAGAAACTCCAGGAATACCATGAATTGAATTATAAATTGCTGAATTTTTTTCATTTGTAATGGCTGTCTGTTGTCCAAGTAATTCTTCTGGTGTCATCAAATAGGTAGACAAATCAGCAGATAGTTTATCTAGTGCAGATGTAATGGTATTGGTAGGGGTACTAGTAGAAGCACCAGCACTAGATAAACCACCACCTTGAGGTTTATTTGCGGCAGTTAAAGAAGTAATTGGAACCCAGAAAGTTGCACCACTAGGTAAGTTCCACATACCTTGGTCTTGTTTCTTAGTTTCATTAAGTAAATCCTGTAAGATTAATGCTAAAGCAGTAGAGTCTACATGAGCTATTTTAGCAAAAGTTCCATCGTTGAATGCGGCTATTACATCCTCTGGTTTTAAAATATAACCAGCAGCAGAAAGTTTGGCTGAATAAGTGGCCGCTCCCGATAAAATTTGATTCATCATAGAAGATGATAAATCTATTGACTGAAAAGATGGATTGGTTACTGTCTCTCTTCCAGTTATTTGACCCTTAGAAGTTAATAAACTTTCAGCATTATTAAACCATTGCGAACCAGTACCACCTTGGTAAATAAGTTTACCAGCTTCATCAACCAAGGTAACAAAGTTATCTAATTTACTTTCCCAAGTTTTAATATCATTATCTGTATATCCCAAAGTAGTTCTAAGATAATCTTCATATTGATTTCTTAAAGTTTGAGATTCAACCTGAACTTTCTGAAAGTCAGTAGAAGATAGAGCAGTAGTACCACCGACAACAGACGGTTGACCTAAGTTAGCATATCTAATATCTGCTAAAGTAGAGGCAGCAGTTACACCTGCTAATTGTTTCATATCTGCAATAAATTTTTCCCACTCTTCTCTGGTTTTAGTAACAGACTCACCATTAATTGTCATTGTAAGAGTATTGGTAGCTAAATTGCTGGTTACGACACCAATTTCAGATTCCATTTCTGTTAGTGGCGCGAGTTGTTCATTACTTCCTTGAGTTAGAATATCAAGAAAAGCAGAATAAGCATCAGACATATTATTTATTCCAACAGTATTCTTCTCAAATTCTGACCCAAAAGCTGTAAACATTCTAGAAGCTTGTTCATTAAAACCTGCAATATTTCCCATTGAAGTAGTATATTGGGAAGTACTGATTCCAGGAAGTCCAGTAGCACCACCACCACCTAATTGAATCAAAAGTTGAGCTTGTCTATCTTTTTGCATTTTATCTGCGGTAGCTTGCATTTGATTCTGTAAAGCAACTTGCTGTTGGGTAAATGCTCCTATAGGAGAAGTACCATTACCTTCAGCAACTTTCATTGCATTATAAGCGGCAACATATTGGTCATATATATCTTTTGGAATACCATTAGCAATAGCAACCATTTCTGGTGTCCAAGAACCAGTAGTATCTGTTCTGCCCAACATATTATTAAAACTTTGAGCTTGATTATCAAACCAAGATGTTAAAATATTGCTTAACTTTGCTGGAAAACCACCCAAACTTGGATTTTTATAATTAAGAACCTGTTGCTGAACTGCCATAAAATTTTGTTCGGCAGTAGAACCTGCAACGGTTTGACCTTTTTTGGCGGCATCAATGTCGGCTTGAGCTTTTGCATTTGCTTCGGCTTGTGCGAAAGCACCACCAATTTCTCCCTTATATTGTATTACATTTTTTACAAAAGCTTCAGAAATGGCGACACCAACTTGTGAACCAACTAAAGCCACCATTGGTCCACCAACTAAACCACCTAAAGCACCACCAATTACTCCACCAGCAATATCTCCTACACCTGCTTGTGTATTTCCCTGAGTAAAGTTAGGAATTGCAGAAAGTAAAGAGGCTAAACCTCCCCAAGAAGCTCCAGCACCTACACCACCACCCATCATAAATGTAGCTAAACTAGACGGCTGTTGTGTTCCCCCCATTTTAACTCCCTCTAACAACGCAGTATCTTCCATTCCTCTTACAGATGATACCCCACTAAGATTGGGCGACATCAATCCAGTCATAAAACTTCCAACACCAGAACCTATACCAGCACCGGCAGTAGTTCTAGTAACTGCATACGCTAAAAGAAGTGTAGTTAATATTGGAGCGGCTTTTCCAGCAGCGTTAGACAATGCATTAAAAACATCTACTAACTTAGTTGCAATATTTAAAATAAATGTAAATGTGTCTAATAATCCACCTTTAGTTCCCATAGTTTGAGCTAATTCTTGTAGAGAATTTGTAAGTCTAGTTAAAGCAGTTTGTACCGTATCTAATTTGGTAGCTAAAGCTCCAGCAGCATCTCCATTTGCATTAGCGGATGCGGCAGTAATTTCGTTCATTCTAGATTGATTCGCTAAAACAGATGCTACAGCGGCTTGTCTACGAGTACCACCACCCCATGCAAGTGTAATAGCTGAAAGTTGATCTTGGCTAATTGCACCTGATGCTTGTAAATCAGCAACTTCTTTCATTACATCTGTAAGGTTTCGTAATTCTCCAGTAGTATCGTATGCAGAAACTCCAATGGCTTGTAATGCTTTCTCAGTTTTAGTATTTGAAAATCCTGAAACAAAAGACCTAGCTGTCCAAGCAGCGGTTGTTCCAGTCATTCCCAAAGTTTCAGAGATAGTGCCAAGTAATCCATTTAATTCGTCAGTAGTCATACCAGCAGTTTCAGCGGCATCACCTAAACTAGCAAAACCAGAAGTTAGTGTTATTAAATCAACATTTGCGACTTTACCAACAGCTACCCACTTATCTAGTAAAGTAGTACCTTCGTCTAGACTCATACCTTCCTGTCTCAAAGAAGCAGTAAGAGTATCAATAGCGGTATTATAGGCCATCCCTGAAATTTTAGAGAGGGTCATAGCATCAGACATCAATTTGGTGGCGGTCTGTAATCTATCATATTGATTTGTAACACTTCCAGAAGCTCGATAAGCTTGAGTAAAAACATCAATGGTAGCACCAACATCTTCACCCATTGAATTTGCGGCGGTTGCTACAATATTGAATACATCTCCTACAGAAGTAGAAGTACCCACCAATGCAATCATAGAAGTGGCTAAGTTAGTCTGGTTAGTTATTAATTGAGTAGTAAGAGTTTGGATTTCTCGCATTGGTCCATAAATTAAACTAATAGCGATTGTCCATTTAGATAACTCTAAGAAATCTCTAGCAATAGCAGTACCAAAAGTCTGAAATTGTCTACTAATAGCTGGAATAGCCTGACCGGTTTTAGTTACAAATAAATCAAGTTGCCTATTAGCAGTATTAATAGTTCCAGTAATATCTTCAGTACCCGCTTTCTGACTATAAGTGACTCTTTCTACACCAGAAGGTCCAATCTGTTTAATATTAGTAATATCTGCATTAGAATAACCGGCGGAGGCGGCTTGTTTTCTAAGAGCAGCATATTTATCAACAGTAGCAACCTGTTCTTGCATAATACCAAGAATTCTTTGCTCTTCTGCGGCAGCGGCGGCTTGAGCGGCGGCTCTTTTTTCAGCGGCGCTCACTTGGACGGTACTTTCTTCTTCTGCTGCTCTCATAGCCGCATCTATTTCGGCTTGAGTGGGTGCAGCACCAGAACTTGCCACTCCATTTCCAGTCTGGTTTGGACCATAAGCAAGAACACCAGAAGTATAACTTTGACCTGTAGGACTAAAACCCAAAGACTCCATTCTAGCATTGGCAGCAGCATTAGCTTCAGAAGCAATTTGACGATAAAGGTCTTGTTGTGTTTCTGCTTCTCTAGTTACTTGTCTTTCTGTAGATAATACAGTATCCCAATTTTGAGGCCCATAACCTGCTGTTCCTACTCCACCAGCGGTATTAATACCTCCCATTTGATTAGAAAGTCTAGTTTGAAGGTCTAATACTGTATTTAAATGCTCTTGTAATTGAGTTACTTGAGTATCCATATTAGAAATAACAGACCAATGCTGAGTAGCATTACCTTCTGTTAATAAAGCACTCATCATAGTCTGTAGAGACTCAATTTTTCCTTGAGTCTCTAAAGCAATAGTACTTAATCTTTCTAGGGAGTCACTAAGAGAATCTATTTTTGGATTTCCAGGCATTTAATTTCCTTCGACATCTGAAATGTCAAATTCAACGGGTTTGTTTCTTATATGTTCAGAAGAAGTTACATCGTCAATAAATTCTTGAAGTTCTTCTGAAGTTCCATCCCAAATTAGTTCATCTGAGGGCATCTTCTCAGACCCCAACTCAGACAGAGAATCAATTTGTTGTCTTTTACGAATTACATAACTTATAGTATATGGAATATCTGGTAAAGTTTTTATTCTTTTATCTAGTGGGATATGCAATGCCTTTGAAACGCTCCAAATGGAGGCTATAGCATTGCTTCCAGCTATTTTTTTAGTTCTGAGGTTTCCAATTCAAGTAAAGTATAAAAATCTGTAAACTCTGTTTTCTTTTCTTGGGGAAGATTATCAAAATCATTAAAAGATTTAAACAATCTTTTAGTAAAACGGGAATCAGTATAGACGCTACAATAAACACAAAACTCTCTAAATCTTTTTAAAACTTCCTCTTCACAAAGTTCAGAAATCATTGCATTTTCGTATTCTAAACCTAATGCAACATCTTCTAGTTTAGTAAGTGATTTTTTCTTTTTCTCAATAGCATCTTCAATACTCTTTCTAACTAGAATTTCTCGTTTCTTAGGATAGTCATCTATTTCTTTTTGATACTTTTCTTTTTCTTCGGTATCAGAATCAGAATCTGGTTCTTTTGGAACAGAAAGTTTTACATTTCTAATAGCTTCTTGTGTAAAGTTTCTAACATTTAACATAGAAACGATCTCAATTATTTTTTCTCGATTAAGATTATCTGGTTCTGAAATAAATGCTAATCTTTCATCAGAATTTTTATCTCTAAGTTTTCCTCTGAGTTCAGCACTTTTACGCAAAGCAAAAACTCTAGCTTTATTTACATCTGCATCTCCAACTAAACGAATATAAACTTTCATGGTTTTATTCTTATTTGTTTTAATGGAATATTGTTTACTCCATTCAAATAATTTAGAGACATCCACAAAATTCTTTTCTGGGTCCATTTCCTAATCCTTTCTATAGTTAAATAAAAATGGAGTCACCTACAGAATTAACTGTGTAAGTGGCTCCATTATTTCTCCTTTACTTTCAGCCTTCTAACTAATATTTAATTGTAAATTACTAACTCGGTGCACCACTATAAACTATGCAGTGAGCATCTGCTGATTGCCAGTTAAAGACTTCCTGAGCATTACCATTTACGCTGTCTGAATAAGCATCTCCCACGATAGTAATTGAGGGTAAATAAACACTCTTCATAACTGTATAGGGTAAAGTCGTATCACATGGGTCCAATAATTCAATTAATAGAGAAATAGGTGTAGTTGTACAACCTTCACCAGGTTGCCACTCATTTACACCACTAGAAGTAATAGAACCATTAGTGAGTAAAGAAATCAATTCTGTATCAGTATCTAAGACAGTAAGACTTCCAGTAATAGTAGGAACTTGTCTCTGATAACCAACTGTATCTTTATTACCCATTTCTTTTACTGCTGTAGCATTTAAATTACCAGTAATCGAAACAGATTGAACTCTTGGGATACTATTAGCAAGAATTTGGACACTAACATCTTTACCTTTAATAGCAATTGGTAAAAGCGCATCACTTACGTCAGTCCAAGCACCAGCATCATTTGAATGGTAAACAGCCACAACTTGATGAGCGGCGGCAGTACCCAAAGTCAAAGTTTTATTGCCTGAACCATTTAATCTATAATAACCAGCAGTTGGAACAGAAGAAGTTTCCAATAAATAAGCACTATCTGCAATTACTGAAAGTGCATAACTTCCACTGGCGGTTTGAATAGGCGTTTGCGAAAGTGTGAAACTTGTCCCAGTAGTAAATTTATCTACAACAACATCATATTTCAACCATCTATGGGTAGAACCGATAGCAGTATAATCCTCAGTTGACTCACCATCTACAGAGTAGTTAAAAGTAAACTGGGTAATTTGAAGTGCATGTGCATGAGCCGTTTTAGCATAGGTAGCTACTAGGTCATCTTTTACAAATAAAACCGCATCCATTTGCCCAAGATTGACAATATCTACACCTGCACCTGGGTATGCAGTGGAACTTGTACCCGTAAGAGCAGCAAACATTTTAATCCCAACATCAAAAGCAGAAAATGTCAAAGTCACATTTGGAGTATCTTTAGTAGTACCAACATGACTTGAGTTACCAAGTTCATCAACTACTGTATTGGGAATATCTTTGCCCAAGGAAAGTTTCTGGACTCTAGAAGCCTTGAAATTTCCTAATGGGCCTACAACAACTAATTCTAGGTCCTTCGAAGGGACAGCTAATCTTTTACTCATTTAATCTCCTTTAAGTACATCATTCTCAACTAGAATGGATACCGTAGCTCTATAGTACATTTTGCTGACCAAGGAAGCATCTACTCTAATCATTTTTATTCTTTTCTTTAGTATATTTAGATGGCCGATTATTGTTCCTGTTTTTGCACCACCTACTATATCATATATTATAACACCATTTGCCAAATCATCGTAAATCTTATAAGCAAGTTCATCTCTTTGAGGTTTATTCTTAGCAAAAACATCAAAGTACCATGTTCTTAAATTACTACCAACTCTATCCCCCAGTTGAATAGCGAAATCTTCTATAGTATCCGGTTCTACAGAGACAGTTGGAATAGTTAATTCCTTATCTTCTGGAAAGCCATCTACTATTGTAACCATTGGGTAGGAAACAAATTCTTCCTGTAACCAATAGACTAAACCAGTATCTTCTCTTCTTAACCACGAAAGTGTCATTTATTCATTTCCCAATGCAGCGGCTTTATGGGCAATCCATGTGGCAACTCTAACTCTTTTTCCACCACCAATACGAAATCTAGTTTGTCTAGATTCTCTATATTTTTGTATAAGTTTTTCAGTTTCTGGAATTTTACTTTTATCCATATCTTCAAGTTCATCCCCAAGTCTTTCAGCAACAACATCAATAAATTCCATATCTTCATCTTCCCACATTTCAATTTGGTCATCTATTGAAGTAAGACCTTCTTCAATTGAGTCTATTGCTTCTCTTATTTTAGTTAGACTTCCTTTAGTTCCAGTTTTAATACCCTTAAGTTGGTCTTTGAAGAAATTTCTTATTGCTTGAACTGCTTTTCCAGTAAAATTAGTTCTAGAGTTTCTAGGATAGGGAGTTGTTCCATCATCATCAGAAGCTAACGGAGTAGTTCCTTGGTCTAATATTTCCCAAAAAGGTGCTAGTTTACCAGAAGCAACCAATCTTGCATCAATAGTAGTCCAATATTTGGCTCGTTGTTCATCAGTCTTATCTATTTCATCATAAGATTTGGTTTCTCTATTCCATTTTCTGCGGGTGACTTTTCCACCTTCACGGGCAGGAGCATAAAATTTTTCTCTCCAAAAATGGGATGCCATACTTCTAGAAGTTTCTACTCTTTTTTCAGCATTTAAATCTCCCCGAACAGCTTCTATTCCATCGGCATAATCAGCAAGACTTCCAGCGGTTTCATCCAATAAAATCTCTACAAAAACATCATTATCACCGACTGGGGTTATTGCAATACTATCAGGATTAAGACAAACAGCAGTTAGTCTATCTAAAAAAGGACCTGCGCTAAATTCTTGATTTCTGACTATGGCTTCTTCCATCTTTTCTAGAAGAATCATATTAGCTTTATTTACAGTTGTTTCTAGTGCTGTATCAATACTAGAATCCCCAGTTCCACTTTCTTTTAATTCAGAATATTCCTCTTCTAATCTATCTACTTTTGCTTGAACAGAATCTCTCAGTGTCCCAGCTTTTTTTATCTTTGTTTGCAGGTCGGTGTCTAAAGAACGAATACTATTAAGGTCAGCAAGAATATCAGTTAGTTCATCTGTCATTTCTAATTGATTAAAACCTCTATATCGCCAAAAATTTGTCTAATAACTGCTCTAGCAAAACCACTTGTTTCATCTAAAACTACTTTTCTAAGTTCTTGATATTCAGGAGTATCTTGAGAATAATATTTTTCTATCTCTTGAAGTAATACAGCCTGTAACTTTTTATTCTTTCTACTGACAATTCTTACAATTTCCAATGGGGAAATTTCAGATATTACCCTAGTCAAATTACACCTATTTCCTTTCTAGATATCCTTATTTATCTTCTTTTTCTGATTCCTCTAATGTAAGAATAATACGATTTAGGGGTTGAACTCCCCGCAATATCTTTTTCTTGACTTCCATTCTTTTCCCATCTACTACTACATAAATAGAAGAGTCAGCCAATACTACATTTTCATTAGTATATTTTATCTGAGCACTTGCCTGACCATCATAAAGAATTCCACCACCTTGCCAGGATTCCAGTTCACTGGGACCCCAATTAACGTGTGCAGAAACTGTTACTGTATCATAATCATGTATCCAGTACTCACCACTGCAAATCGGACAAAAAGAATTATCACTTTTATCTGTAATTGGGTCTAGACTACAGTTATAACACCCATAAGATGATACTACAACTATAAAGTCTATGGGTCTGCCGACAACCGACCTGATACTGTCTATAATCTCCACTGTGTTATTTGGGAAAGTTATGCCCATCTATTCCAAGACTCCTAAAAAGACATCCGACCAACGTTTTCCAATCGTATTCCAAGAGTATTGTTCTTGGGTGAATTTTTCTTTGCCTTTTTGTGATAACTCTTTGTATAACTCTTTATTTTCATACAACTGTTGCATAGAAACTGCCATATCTTCAGGTAAAACTAATCTACCAATAGTCATAGAATTATCAAACATTGTTTTTATATTAGCTGGAACTAATAAACTGCAATCTTGATAAAGTTCATGTAAAGCACTGTGGTCTGCTACAACTTGAGGAGCACCAGTAACTGCGTGTTCCATATTGGGCAAACCCCAACCTTCACCAGTTCCAGAGTTAATACCAACATCCGTAGAATTATAAATAAGATTTAGAAATTCTCTGGAGACGTGTTGTGGACCAGTTTCTAAATTAGTAAGTAAAAGTCGTTCTCTAATACCGAGTCTTTCACAATATTTAATTACTTCTATATGTTTAGCATCTTTTACACCACAATTATGAACAACTACACCATTAGCGATATAACTGTTATCATCTTCTACTTCTATATTATACACCAAACCAGAGTAATCTTGTTCTTTTATAGAAGTGATTGGAATAAATGTCATTCCATTTTCGGTATATGTTTTTTGGTATTCTCTATCTGTTTCTTTGTGAAGTTTGCTATCAAAAAGTTCTGCAAGGATTGTTGCATTTTTTCCCCAAACAGTAATATTATAACCACTAAATTCATCTGATAGTTTATTTATTCTTAAAGAAGAATAAACTCCTAATGTCTCTAACATCATTTTTATCTGGTATGCTAACTGTTTAGAAGAAGTATAAAAACCGTAATAACCTAACTTTTGATTCCTATATCCATCTCCAAACCAGAAACACTTTAAGAATTCGGTTATAATTTCGGGGGTAGAATTATAAATAAATGGAGGTACTTTTTTACTATATGAACCCTTGCCACACCAGTTACTAATTTGTTCAGATACATCTTTATTTACAAAATGTTGTTGACAGGCGGTTCTAGCTTCATTTTTATATTCATGATATCTTTCAGGAACAATATTAAACAAATCAAACATTTCTGTTTTAATTTCTTCCTGAACAATGTCTTCTTTAAAACTTGTAGTAAACATTGTGGAATATTTATTTGTGCTTCCTTCTGCCACAAAAAATCCAAGCAATCTGGCTAACTCTACAGAAGTATCATTAACTTTACTATTTAATTTATTTGATTTGAATACTAGATAATCTCCAACCTTTAAATCTTTTGCAAGAATCCACTCTGGTTTATAGTTTTCATAGTTTCTATATTTGCAGTTTGGGGCTAAATTTCCAGTATCCTGAATCTTGTATGCTTGACCACAACCCAGTAAACATTTATGAACCGGATGTCTATTACAAATATCGGTATGAATTGCCAATATTGGATGTTCTTTGGTAACTAAAATATCTTCATTTCCAACAGAAGAGATATTTATAATTTTATCATTATATTCTCTAGAGAATGTGTTTGCGACTGTTTTGGTACTTCCGGTGTGGGTAATAACGGAATCACCAATTGAGATATCTTCTATATTCTTGATTCCGGTATTAGTGTAGATGTTTGTTCCGGGTGCAAAACAGTGCATATAGATTCTAACGTTATCTGGTTTACCTTCGGAGAATAATTTGAAAGCTTCTAGAGTTAGGTCTAACTTTTTTCTAGGTTGATTTCTAGAACTATTCAGAAATATAAAAGATTCTTTAACTAAACTATTTAGATTTTCTTTTGTAAAGAGAAGTTTTTTAGCTTCTTGTCTATTTTCAAATAACTGAAAGTAAACTTTATTATCTACACCATGAGGAACAACTCCAAAAGAATATAATGGTTTAGCTTTAGAAGCTACTTTTTTACCAAATTGAGTATATACACATGCACAAGAAACTACATCATCAAAATGTTGATACCATTCTGAATCATGTTCTTCAGCATCTACTGGAAAATAAACAACAACTTTTGGTAAACTTTCTTTTTTATCTTTGAAATGACTTTCTATTTTTTCTAGAAATTTATCAATAACCCAGACATCATTAAGAATAAAAATAAGTTCTGGTTGTATCATATCTAAAATAGAATCTAATCTATTCAGTCCGTATAAATCTCCCTTACTTGATGCTGGAAATATTGGAAATTTGTATGGATGCGGGTCACCAAAATAGTTAATCCCTAATCCTATAACCTCAAACTTCTTATCTAAATTCTCAATAATAGCATGATTAACGGTACTAAATCCTGTTGGGGTCACGAGGTCCCCGCAAAAAAGCACTCGGACACGTTTAGAATCTTCCTTTTTTCCTTCTTCCATCCAAAATCCTTTCTACTAAATCTACCATCCTCCAATGTATTCTCTAGCTATTCTAGATTTCTTTGCTCCCATTAGATGACGCATTGGAGGCTTGACATAATAAAGCAATTCCTGCCAATCTCTTTTTAAACTAGAATCTTTTAATACACCAGATTGAATATTAGAATAAGATATTTCAGAATCTCTCCAAGAACCAATGTCCCAAGCATTATTTTCTAGAGAACCTTCTTTTACAACAATACCTGCCATTATAATAATAGGCCATTCATCAGATTTTTGAATTGTTCCTTCTGATTCATCTACAGAGAAAGAATTGGCTGGATTTCTAGTCACTGTTCCAGTATCATCTACTATATATTTACTACCCCACCAATTAGATAATGCACTAATAGATGCTACTAACGCCAAAGTTAACCACGTATCTAAATACCGATAGGCTGTGGGGTCAGTATCCCCTAGTTTTAATCGTAGATAGGGGAGTAAATAACTAACATTTTCTGACATAGATTTGTCCTATTTAACAATATTAGATTATGAATAATCTTCTTCTGGTTCTTTTACAGGTTTAGTATTCTGTACTTCAGATAAACGAGCCTTAACTTGATTAATATATTTCTCTGATTTTTCCATTTCTTTGGTTAGATTTATCATTCTAAAAAGAACTGCCTCAGTATTAATTTTATTAAGGGTAGCTTGAAAAGCATACCATTTCTGAGAAATAAGTTCTTTCAGTTGTTCATCAGAATAGGATTCAATTGTTTGTTCTTTTACTTTTTCTTCTTGAGGTCTGGTATATTCAATAATAGTACCATTGTCGAAAAAACCTTTATTAGTTCTGCGAAAATAAACATCTTCATTAGCTGACCAAACATCAATCATAGAATGTTCATCATTTTTCCTAGGATTACCTTCAAGTAGATATCCCATAGGTTGCCCACTAAATGGTTCAAGAATCGTTATATAAACTTTACCCAGAACAGTTTTAACGTAGGTTTTAAAAGGTTTACCTGTTTGCATTGCAGAAAAATCTCTAGTATTAAGAACTCCTTCGGTCATAATTCATCCTTTCTCTATAACCTAGTAGGAGCAGGAGTGTTTTGTTTCTCCTGCTCCTTTTTGAAAAGCTAAATAAATAAAATCTTACCGACCAATATCCGCAACTTTAATTGTACCAATTCCCATAGCATTATCAATCAACAGACCAAATTGCTGATAAATAGAGTATGTCCATTGAGGAGGAACCACACGCATATCATCGTACTGTTGATTCTTTACATCACCGTAGGTAATAAACTCACCAACATTATTACCGATAACTAGAATAATATTAGTAGGCAGTAGGGCTTTATAATCTTCGGGGTTGTTAAACGTCTGAGGCAAGCCCAGAAGAGGACAACCATAGTAACGACCAAGCCAACCGGTCTGCATAATTTCTTTAATGTTTTCCGGCGCCCACTGGTTAGAAGTACCATCAGACCAAGACGCACCAAAAGTAGTAACTGGGGTCAGGTTATGACGAGTACTAACAATCTGCTTAACTCCACCTGCGGTCTGGTTGATATAATCAATCATATTCTTAAGAGCAGTAGCAGTAACAATACCAGTACCAGTACCACTACAATCCGTAAAGTTATACGGAGTGTTAGCTGTAGTCCAGACACTAGCTAAGGCACTAAAGACTTTATTCATATAAAAGTCTCGTAGATACAAAGTCATTTGGTTCTTAATCCAGTCAACTGTTCCCAGTTCACCAGAATCAAGTTCCCATTGATTCAATTTTGTTGCTACTAAAAATTAGTAGGCTACAACATTTCTGTGTAGCTCTGCATATCTCTATGCAGTTCGGACTATATCTTCA